GCTGACGGTCGTCCTCGTCATCTTCTTCGTCTTCGTAAACTGTCCGCAAACGCCATGCACCAATGCCACCGCCTACAGCTTCTTCAAAAGCGTTGTCGTAAGCCTCATCAGCCACCGATGCTTGTTCATCAGCACGATATAACCCATCGCAGACTTCAGCCAGCTTGTCGTTCTCTGTGCCATCCTTGCTCACATAATCGACTGTAATGCGGTTGTTGCGGTACTCATTGACGATACGAATAACAGCCAACATGATTTTGTTGACTTCAAACTTGGGTTTGTTTTCGTACTGGTCGTAGAGTGGGCCTTCCCATTGAGCACCACACAGTGAATAAAATCTACGGTCTTGCAAGCATTGCAAACGCTCATCACGCAATGCGGTTTGTATATCGTTGAACTGACGCAGTGCTTCAGCGTGCAGATTGGCAAGGCGTTGATCGTTGGGTATTCGTGCCATATTTGTCCTTTTAGGCGATTATCTACCAGCGTTTGACATTGGGCAATGGCGTAAATGTAGCTGGTTTTGTGACCGCTGCTCGCCTGATGCCTTCACACGCATACCGCAACGCATCAATGACATGGTTCTTTTTGTCTTCCAGCTGGGGCAAGATACGACCAGTCAATGGGTCAGACTTGTAACTGTACAGACTCAGTTCGTCAATGGTGTGGATGCAGCGAGGGTGAACCACAATGTCGTAGTTCTTCAAAAACTCTATGCCTTCTTCTACCGACTTTGGCCCTTTAACCGCAGTCATTATTTTCGGAAAGCCATTGCGCTTCATGTGGCTGATGGTCTCGGGTCTGGCTGAATCGGCAACGATAGGCCATTTTTCGGCTTCTGGCACTTGCATGAATAGTTCAGGCGTGTTGACAATTTCACAGCCTACCATGTACGCCTCATAGTCAATGTACAGGGTTCGCCCAATAATGTGACAGCGCACCAATACTGTCGGGTCTACTGAAAAGCCCCAGTCTGCGCCAAGTCGGTGAATGGCATCTTCTGGTGCTTCAAACTCGTCAATCTTCCAGTTCCTAAACACACGGCTGTTGCTGTTTCGCAGATACTGACCCATCCAAACGTGCTGATACTTATCAGGGTCACGCCTTTTGTCGTACTCCATTTCATCCTTCAGGACTTGCGGAAACCAAGGGTTTTCACCAAAATTAACTTTAATTACTGTTGCATCCACTGGCGGTTCAGGCCCACGCAAAAGAAAGTCCACTGGGTCGGATTGCTGGCGTGGATTCCATGTAAACCACAACTCGCTGTTGGGTTTGCGGATTGTTGGCCTCAATAGGTCAAGGCTGGTTTGGCTTAATGACTGTGCTTCTTCCACCCAAGCGCAGTCGTACCCTTCCAGCGACTTAATTGAGTCGGCGGTGTGGTTCTGCATACCTTGAAAAATAATAGCCCCATCGCCCTTTTTAGACTTGATAACCGAATCCTGTACGGCAAAGTAAGCGCCAGCGTTCATCGCCTCAATCTTGGTCTCCAGCAGCCGCTTAACTGACTGGTTCAGTGACTTCTGTATTTCTCGCACGCAAACGCTTCTGCGCTTTTGGTCAAGTATGTGGCCTTCAATCATTAACTCGGCAAAAGTGTGTGACTTGCCAGACCCTCGACCGCCCCATGCGCCCTTGTAGCGGCTTGGCTCTAGCAACGGCACAGCCCACTCAGGCGTTTGTATTTGCAGGGTTTTACCCATTTTTGATTACTACACGCTCAATCTTTGTGAATTCAAGCGGCACACCATCGGCGCCAGTCAGCTCATGCTTTTGGGTTTCTGCCCATCGCATCTGCGTCTTACTCCACCAAATAGCCGCAGTCGTATCGCCAGCCATTACCTTTTGAAACAGCGTCTTGCCCACTTGGGCATTGGCTTTGGACTTGCCGCTTACCAGCTCTGAACTGAAGTGCGCCCGCAGCGTGTCAATGTGTATGCCATCCCGCACCAGTGCGCCAATTTGCTCAATAGGCAAGCCGTAGCCTGACAGTGCTTCAACCTGTTTTCGCTCTGCTGCTGTTGGTTCAAAGGCTGGTCTGCCAGCGCCTTCACGAGCGCCGCCATAGTTTGGGTCTTGTGCTTTTTCTGGCACAGTTTTTGTCTTTTTGCTTTTTAGAATTGGTTTTTCAAGTTTTGCTGTCATTGTCCACCCCATTTTCAGCAGTGCGTTTGCTGTGTAAGGCATTAAGGTCTTTGTTACCGTCAGCCCGTTTTATTGCCCTTTCGGTTGCCTTTGTTTTCATCCTTGACAGTTCGTCAGGCTTACAGTTGCAGTGCTTCAAGTTCCCAAGCGTATAGAAAACAAAAGAGTTGCGCCAGCTTTTGTTACTCAAAAAAGTTATTGGTGTAACCCCGTGCATGACGTTGACCCCATCAACAATAGCCATCCACCCATCTTCTTGGGCTAAAGCAAGCCTGTATTCAGGCATCACAAAATAACCACCTTCAGCCAAACGCTTGCTAATAAGGACATTGCTGTAAACGCTTGCTACGTTGCCAGCATCAACATGGTATTTTATTGCAAAGTTTTTGTTTATGTTGATTGTAGAAAATGGTGTGCCTGTTTTCATCCAATCTGGGTGTATGCGGCTGGATTCTTCTGCAAAAAACTTGCTCATTTCTGGGAAGTCTTTTTCATACACGCCCCAAAGTTCCTTTGCCGCCTTTGTCAGCAACGCAAACATTTTGGGGTCTTTTTTAGTATCCCCGCTAAAACGGCAATAATCTTCCCGCAGCGCCACCCTTGGCAATGAACCAAACACGGTGGAATTTGTAACTACCCCACCTGTCCTGCTGCTTTTTTTAGCTGTGGAGTTGGCGCTTGCGTAAGCCAGCACTTGCTGTACTTCAGTGCTTGTTTTTTTATAAGTGCAAACTAATTTATCTTTTACATAAATTTGGCACTCAAAATTAATTAACGTATCGTAATCTTTTGTCGTTGGCACTTTGCCTTTGTAATCAGCAAAGTTAATTTTTATTGGGTTTTCAATTACTATTTTTTGCATGAATTAATTACCAATTCCAAAATTATTGAAGAAAAGTCACCCACCCCTGTTTTTTCTTGTAACTCTTTTAAAGCATTGATTATTGATTCAAATTCTTGTTCATCATAAGCAAGGCGCAATATTTTTGTATCCCCATTTAAAAAGTTTTCTAGCTTTTCATCTGGCAGCAACCCAAGTTCAGGCACTTGGTCTTGTGTCAATTCTGCAATGAAATCAGCACTAAATCCTGTCAAATCTAAATTAAACCCAAGTTCATCAATCTCGGCAAACTCAAGCGCAAGCATCTCATTGTCCCAACCAGCGTTCAAGGCCAGCTTGTTGTCTGCCAGCACATAAGCCCGTTTCTTTGCCTCACTCCAGCCCTTTGCCACCATTACAGGCACTTCAACCATGCCCAGCTTTTGCGCTGCAAGTGTGCGCCCATGCCCTGCAATGATGCCGCCCTGTTCATCAACCAGCACAGGTGTTGTCCAGCCCCACTCCTTTATGCTTGCCGCAATCTGCCCAACCTGTTCATCGCTGTGGGTTCTTGCATTTCTTGCATAGGGGATAAGTTTGCTTATCTTCCACTTTTCCACCTTGTCTGCTGGGTTCATGCGGTCTCCATCGGTTTAGGTAAGTTTACAGGCCAATCGGCTTCAAGTGCTTTTATCGTGGCTTTGTGAGCATCCGTCCACATTTTCTGCCGTTCTTCTTTGCTCAAGTTTTTGCCTTGGTCAACCTGATAATGGCATTTCAAGCACAGTGCAGCCACTTGATTGTCATCAGCCTTGATGCCTCTACCCTTGCCGCTACCCCAGTTTGTGTGTGCCGCTTGCACCATATGACCTGAACCGCAGACTTGGCAATCAAGGCTTGCCACCATCTTCAGGAGTTTTTTGCTTCTGACGTATTCGTGTTTTGTTCTCAACTATTGTCTCCATTGTGGAAAACCTGTGCATATTGGCACATTCCAGTCTGCGTCTTCGTGTGTTTCCTGTTGATACTCTGGTTTCTTTGACGATTGTCCATGTACCACATTCGGGGCATCTCACTGGTGCGCCCTGTCTTGCATTCGGTTTGTGGCTTCCCTTGTTCGCCAAATCTCAATGTCCAGTCTTGCTGCTTCAATTTCCCACCGTAAAGTTTCTTCTTTTTCGATTGCCGCAGCCAAGCCTTTCAGTAATTGCAAATATGCTGGGTCTGCATACGCCTCCCGTTCCTGTGCATTTGCCGCCTCGTAACCCATTTCAAGTGCATTTTTCATCAGCAATGCTTTTTTGGATTTTCTAAATTCGTCAAGGTAAACCCTTTGTGCTTTGGCCTCTCCATAAGCTGGGGCTTTGTCTCTGATTGTTTGGGCTGCTTCTTCGGGTTTCATTTAATCTCCACAAAAACAGGATATTGCTGCTTCGTCGGGGTCAAACATATCAATCTGTTCTTTGCTGAATT